TTTTTTTTTTTTTTTCTAGCTCCACAACAAATATAACACCGAAAGGTAAAACCTCGTAAGGGAATTATACTTGAAGCAGAATTCGAAGAAGTACTACTTAGCCAGACTACTATGAGTACAACTGGAGGATCCAGGATACCCCAGAACTAGAAAGTAAGAACGAACTTGGAGGGATACCCTCACTGTGTTCATCTCACAATTACGGTAACATAAATAAAATAACAGAATTAAACCAGATGCTTATGTGTTCACTGTGACATAATCACAGCAGCCACAAATTTAAATAGCTATAAAACTGAAATTTTACATTCCTCGAACACCTAGCAGCGTATGCATATTTCTATTAACATCATCTGCAGTGTGTCGTTCTGTGTCCTCTTCCTTGGTCCCTACATTTCCATCCAATCCGAACATTCTAGTGCTCGCATTTCTTAAGGCAGCTGCCTTCATTTGGATGTGCGCTTCTCGTGCTCTGACTGGAGTCTTTGAATTCATTTCATAAAAGTCAAAAGCATACCGCGCAAGGGACATGTCTGTTAAATTTCGCTGAAGACCATACCGTGGCATATATGGTTTCTCTCGATTCCTCATTTCAATATAGGCTTCAGCGAGATTTGAAAAATGCGCCATTATCTGTCGAAGTGTTGGCTTCGCATTTTCCACTATTGGTTTTAATGGATATTCAACCTGGTCTTCACCGTCCATCATCACCCAAACTCCATTAATATTTGGGGATGTTCCATTCTCAATACACCAAACCATTAAGCCATTAAGAATAACCTCCATTCCTTTATCATCAACTTCATACTCGGTTTTAATTGCCTCATACCACGTCTCGAATTGAAGTTTTGTTGCTCGTGTATTTGAGATGTCCACTTGATCAGGTTTATAGTCTAGCAAGTGGTCCAGACTGTTTACATTTCTGCCTTTTACTTTGGGCAATGAAAGTTTTGAAGCCATACTTTTAAGCCTAGGGACTTGGTATGTCCCAGTTGTGCCTGTGTTGACATCTTTTGAAACTACACCCTTTCCTTTATCTTTTGCTTCTTTGTCTTTGCCAGCATCCAAAGTTGAGGTTTGTGTTTGTTTCGTATCTGCTTGATATTCCACGATTTCGTGAACTTCTTCAACATTTTCAAATCTGTATCGTTCAAGTTCAGTTTCTTCAGCCTCTTGCTGTGTGTATAAACGCCTTAGAGCTGTCTCTGCAATGTATGGTGCCTTCCCTTGTGTTGCTAACTCATTGTATGGCATCTGCTCCAGAACCCATGCATAAAACTTTCTGATTTCCTGTGTCAATTGAGTATAGCCCCATGACTCCACCATTGAAGCTACAATGGCTTCCATCCTGTGGACTGGTTCTGTGGAACGATCCCATTCAAGTATCGAGACTATTCGTTCTTGTTCAAGCTTGGGAATCAGAATGCCATCTCTCTCCATTGCTTGGTGTGACATGAACCATAGCTCTTTCTTGTCATTAGTCCTACTGTCAAATGTATACTTCAGACCTAATTGACCAAAATAGAACTGAAAAGTGTCAAGCATGTAAGCATTAGTAGGGTTCGCTGCTATGATCAAATCGTCTCCATTTGCGAAGAAAATGAAATGCTTCTCATATTCTCTGAGATCAATTCCATTTGAAGCCATGGCATAAAACATTGCTAAAAGGACCATTATTGTATTGTCAACGACTGTTGATGGCTGGCCACTGTTATTCCC